CGGTCATCCCCCTGGCGGAACGTTTCCGTCGCAGCCGGACCTCGATGCGACCCGGCTCGCTCACCACCGTTGCGAATCCGATATCGCGAACAGCACCACCCGACTGACCAGATCACTCGAGGGTACTTTACGATGAATCTTGTCGGATCCTTGCTGGCTCAGATCAACGGCTACAAGACGTATGCCTCGGCGATCCTGGCGATTGTCTCGGGGCTCGGGATGATCCTCACCAAGGACCATGGCGGGGGCCTCTCGGCGGTCTTCCAGGCCCTGACCGTCTTCTTCAGCGGCACCAGTGTCGTCGGATTGCGGCACGCCGTCGCGAAGCTCGCGAGCCCCGCCACAGTCGGCCTGAAGCATGCTGTGGCCGATGACCCGGACTCCGGCGGCACAGACTAGGTCGGCACGCTCGCGTCGCGATCCTCGACGCCGTGGTCGAGTCGACCCGGCTGAGCCCGGAGTCGCACGAGTGGCGCGGACGAATCCGGGGGATGCTCCTTCCGCGGAGCCCCGCCCCGGTCCGTCGCCCAGTCCAAGGCGGAGTAAGGTGGTCGGACATGGCACGAGCGGTCGCACGCGATGGTGCAATGCCGAGTCGGGGTTTGGCTCGGACCCTTGTCGAGGCCGAGGCTTCCGGTGGCCAGGCGCCCGCGTTGCCGGAGGATGAAGCCCAGCTCAGCCTGACGAGGTTGTTGCGACGTCAACTCTCTCAGGTCGACACCAACTCGAACAGGACCTGGGCCCAGCGGGTGATCGAAGTCTGGATCCTCGAGGCGCTGGAGGGGAACTTCCGGGCCCTCCAGGAGATCCTCGAGCGGGTCGATGGCGATCCCGCCGGCCGCGTCCCGGCCGCGCCCGGGCCGTCGTTGCTCGAGGAGTCGACCGCCTGTCGAATCCTCGAGGCCATCTGTGATCCGGACGACGATCCACCGAACGCCTGAAGAGATCGAATCCGCCCGGTGCCACCGACCGACGACCCGCCCGACCCTGTGGCGATGGGTCCGAGCGTTCACGGGGGTACGAGTCGCGCGACGAGCGATCTGCCCGGGCCATAGCGCCCCCTTCGATCTCTTCGCTCGCCAGGTGCTGGATCGGCCCGCGCTGGCCCTCTGGCATGGGCCCCGCGGCAGCGGCAAGTCGTTCCTCTCGGCCATCGATACGCACCTGGCCAGTCGGTTCCATCCCCGGCACGGCACGCGGATCCTGGGCGGCTCGCTGGCCCAGTCGGAGCAGATCTACGGGGCGATCCGGGAAGCCATCATCGAGAGTCGTGGGCCGAAGGGCGAGTCGGATGCACGCTCGATCGTCCGCCTGCTCAAGAATGAGGTCCACTACGTCAACGGCAGCCATGTCGCGATCCTCGCCGCCTCGGCGACGTCGGTCCGCGGCCCGCATGTGCCGTCGCTCAAACTCGACGAGGTGGACGAGATCGAGCCGGACATCCGCGAGAGCGCCCTGGGGATGGCCATGGAACTGCGCGGGTGCCGCTCCAGCGTGCTGATGACCTCGACCTGGCACCGCACGGCCGGCCCGATGGCCGAGCTGATGGACCGGGGCCGCGCGGGCGCCTTCCCCGTCGACACATACTGCGTCTTCGAAGTCCTGGAGCGATGCCCCGATGAACGATCTGGCCCGCGCCTCGAGAATTGTCCGGATTGCCCTCTGGTGGGCTGGTGCCATTCTGATCGCGACGCTGTGCCTGGGGGCCTGCCCAAGGCCAAGCGATCGGACGGCCACTACGCGATCGACTCGCTAATCCAGAAGGTCCGGGGCGTCTCCGCCCGGGTCTTCGAGTCGGATTACCTGTGCCTACGCCCCCGGACCGCTGGGATCTGGTTCACCGCGTTCGACGAGCCCACGCATGTCACCGCGGCCGCGGATTACAACCCCGGGCTTCCCGCACATCTGGCCATCGATCCGGGGGTGCACACCGGGGCCGTCTGGTTCCAGTCCCGGCCGCGACCGGACGGCCGCGGGCCTGCCGTCAGCGTCTTCGCCGACTACTTCGCCGAGGGCCTCTCGGCCGAGTCCAACGCGCGCGCCATCGCCGAGCGCACCCGCGAGCTCTGCGGACTCGGGGTGGCCCGCTTGCGCGTGACCATGGACTCCTCGGCCTCCGCCCGCACCGCCGTGGGGCCCTCGGTCCGCGGCGAGTACGAGCGGGCCGGATGCCAGGGGCGCCAGGGGATCGAGTCGTGGGGCTCGCAGGGCGTCGCCGACGGGTTGCAGCTCCTCGAGGCGCTCCTGAAGTCGGCCGATCAGTCGGTGAGCCTGACCATCCACCCGCGGTGCCGACGGCTGATCCTGGCCCTCCAGAGCTACTCCCGGGCGAAGCGGGGCACGCAGTGGATGGACTATCCGCTCGACCCTCAGCATCCCCACGAAGACCTGGTGGACCCCCTGCGCTGCGGGCTGAAGCTCGAGTTCCCTGAGGGCCGGACGCCGCCGCCGCGGCTCCGCACCGTCCACGGCTTCTAGTTGTCGGTCGTGTGTCAATAGTCATCGGTCATCAGTTCGCGCCGCGGGCTGACACCGAGGGTAGGAAAGTCCTTGGCACGCTCAGATGGCCCGAGTCCAAACGGATCCTGGCCGGCGGCTGACGACCCACGACTCATGACTTGTGATCAAGGATTAAGCTGATGATCGCCTGGCTCGTCGTAGCCGTCGCCGGCCCGATCGCCGGCGTGGCCCTGTTCGCCGTCGTGTACTGGCACATCTGCCGCGTCGCCGACCGCCTGCGAGACCGCCCATGAGACGACCTCGACGCTTCGGCTACTCGTGCTTGGACCTCGCCTGCTGGGCGATCGCCGCCGTGCTGCTGATCCCGCTGCTGCTGCACTGGATCGGGCTGCTGATGGCCTTCCTGTCCATCCGGTTCGAGCCCCCCACCCCCCACTGAACCTTGTTAGTCATGAGTCATTAGTCATTGTTCATTGGTAATCGACGTCGCTCCCCCGTCCCGAGGACACCCCTCGGAGGGACTTGAGTCCTCGCGAGGGGTGTCCGCAGCACGAAGGCCCGGGACCCACACCAAGGACCAAGGACGAGTGCCCCATGACGAATGACCAAGGACCAAGGACCAATAGGGGCACGGGCCGCGACGGCTCGGCGGCGGCCGTGGCCGCCCGCGGCCCGGGCGACCGCGCCGACGGCCGGCTGATCGTGCAGCGGCGGCACGTCGATTGGCTCGAGCACGAGCTCCGGTGGCGCTGGCTGCTGGACTCCTTCGAGGGGGGCGACCGCTATCGCAACGCGGTCTACGGCCCGGACCGGCTCGGCCTGCCGGCGCGCAACCTGTTCCGCCACCGCCGCGAGTACCCCGACCCGCAGCAATACCCCAGCCTCTACCAGGGGTTCGCCGGGTCCTTGGGGAGCGTCAACGCCCAGACGGCCGGCGTCGGCTATGGGCCCTATCCGGGGATGCTGGGCGCCGACCCGGCCGCCACGGCGCAGGACGACGACTACGAGCTGCGCCGGGCCCGGACGCCGGTCCCGGAGTTCGTCGCCGAGGCCGTGGAGGTCCACCTGGGCAAGGTCTACGATCAGGAGGTCACGCGCGCGGGGCCCGAGGACCTCCGCGCCTGGTGGGCCGACGTCGACGGCCGGGGCACGCCGGTCGACGACTGGATGCGCGAGACGATCGCGCCCTTGCTGCTGGTGCTCGGCTGCCTGGACGTCTGCCTCGACCGCCCCGCCGCGCCTCCGGGCGAGGCGGTCAGGACCCGGGCCGACGAGCTGCGCCTCGGCCTGGACCGCTGCGTCGCGTCGTACATCCTGCCCCAGAACATGCTCTGGTGGCGCTGCGACGGGGCCGGCCGATACCGCGAATGCCTGGTGCGCGAGTACGTCGACCCCTCCGACCGGCTCGATCACGACCGCTCGGGCCGCGCCATCGACCCCGAGGACCCCGGCAACGTCGGCGAGGCCTGGCGGCGCAACTACGTCCGGTATCGCCACTGGACGGCGGAGGGCTGGACCCTCTACAGCTACGACGGCGCCGAGGTGATCGACCGCAAGGGCCACCCCTACGGCCGCGTGCCGATCGTGCGCCTGGTCGACCTCAAGAAGCACCGGACGCCCACGATCGGCAAGAGTCGCTACGAGGCCATCGCCGAATTGCAGCGGGAATACTACAACCGGGACTCGGAGCTGATCCTCTCCGACACGCTTCAGGCGCACCCGTTCCTCTCCGGGGCCGAGGACTTCTGCAGGGCGGACAACACACTCTCGGTCGGCCCCGGCTACGTCCTGCCCAAGAAGAAGAACCCGGAGGGCGGCGCCTATGAGGGGTGGGAGTTCGTCAGCCCGCCCAAGGACCCGGCCGAGTCGCTCCGCCGGAACAAGCAGGACCTGATCGATGCCAAGGACCGCCGGGCCTGCCTGGCCAAGCCGGCCGGCGCCGTCGCCGGCGGCACCACGGCGCAGTCGGGCGTCTCCAAGCAGCTCGACGCCGTCACCGGCCACAAGCTCCTGGCCTCGATCGCCAAGGGCCTCGCCCGGGCCGAGCGGGTGCTGGCCGAGTACGCCGCGCTGGTCCTGCGCAGCCGCGAGCCCACCCCGGCCGACCGGGCGGCGATCGCCGTGACCTACCCGGCCCGATTCGAGCTCTACGCGGCGGATGACCTGGTGAACACGGCCATCAAGCTCCAGCAGGTCGTCGCCGCCGCCGGCGACCTGCCGAACACGGAGCGGGAGATCATCCAGGCCGCCGTCCGGCAGGTCCTGCTGGGCCTGACGGACGCGGAGTACGCGGAGCTGGACGACGAGGTCGAGCGGGCGATGGAGGCCAAGAGCCGCGTGGCCGGGTCGGTCGGCGAGATGAAGGGCGCCGGCATCGCCTCGGAGGCCGAGGCGCTCGAGGGCGAGGGGTCCGAGGAAGAGGAGGGCGGCGAGGACCCCACCGGCCAGTCCGGCGGGACGCTGGTCAGCAACATGATCCCATCGGTGATGTAGTTCATAGTGGCAAGTGGCAAGTCATAGTGGCAAGTGGCGTCGTGAGTGGCGAGTGGCAAGTCAATACCGATGCGTGACAAGGTAACTCCACTTGTCACCTGCCACTAATCACTTGTCACTGCGAGCGCAGCGAGCGACCACGGACCAAGGGCCAAGCAGTGCGCATCGAAGCGATTACCGTCTGCGTGGGGTACGGCGATTTCCTGCGGGAGACGGCGGCGCACAACCTGCCCCTGCTCGACGACCTGGTCGTCATCACGTCGCCCGACGACGAGGAGACGCGGGAGGTCTGCCGCCGGTTCTCGCTGCATCACGTCCTCAGCCAGGAGCATTGCCGCGGCGGCCCGTTCAACAAGGCTCGGCTGATCCAGCGCGGGCTCGACCAGATCAACGGCCGCGACTGGGTCCTGCACCTCGACGCCGATATCGTCCTCCCCCGACGGTTCCGCGACCTGCTGGACTGGGCGCACCTCGACGAGCGGTGCCTCTACGGGGCCGACCGCTGCAACCTGGTCGGCTACGACGCGTGGGCCCGCCTGAAGGCGGAGAAGGGGGGCTGGGACAACCACGCGTACGAGAACTACCTCCGGTTCCACGAGGCGGCCGCCCTCGGCACGCGCTGGGCCTCGAAGCTGCATGGTTACGTGCCGATCGGCTTCTTCCAGCTCTGGCACGGCGGCCGGGCGATCGACCGCGGGATGCACCTGTGCCGCTACCCCTACCATCACGGCGATGCGGCGCGGACCGACGTCCAGTTCGCCTTGCAGTGGGACCGGCGCCACCGCCTGATCCTGCCCGAGGTCGTCGTGCTCCACCTCGAGAGCCAGCCCGCCCCGCTCGGGGCCAACTGGGAGGGCCGGACCACCGCGTGGTTCGGGCCGGGCGCCGTACCCCCGGGGCGGCGCCGGCCGGGGCTCGTATCCGCATCCGCACCCCGATCCGTTAGCTGAGGCATCGCATCCATGGTAGACGAGACCACAAACCAGGCCGCGACCGCGAGTGCCCCCGCGACCGCCACAGCCTCGGCCGCGGCCGAGGCCGCCGCAGCGGCCGCCCCCGCGAGTGCGACCGTGACGATCTCCGCCGGCGACTACCAGGATTTCCTGGCCGGCCGGAGCCGGCTGGCAGAGATCGAGGCCCAGCGCGCCCGCGAGGCCCAGGAGGCGCGTCAGCGCGAGATCGAGGCCCTGGCGCAGAAGGGCCAGATCGAGAACGCGATGCGGATGCTCCGCGAGGAGTCGGAGCAGCGCGTCCGGGCCGAGCAGGCCGCCCGCGGCCAGATCGAGGAGCGGGCCAAGCGGTACGCGCTCGACGGCGAACTCTCCCGCGCCCTGGCGGCGCAGAGCCTGGTCCCGCACGCCGCCGAGCAGCTCGCGGCCCTGTGGCGCGGGCAGTTCACCGTCGAGGCCCAGGGCGACTCCTTCACGGTCCGGACGCCGACCTTCCAGTCGGTCCCCGACTTCATCGCGCAGCAGCTCGCCCGGCCGGAATACGCCCACTTCATGCGGGCGGGCACCGCCGGCGGCTCGGGCGGCCAGGCCGCCCAGGCGGCCCAGACCCAGGCGGCGACCCCCAGCCCCAGCCCGGCCCCCAGGAACATGGGCGAGGCCGTCATCCTCCATATGCAGTCGCTCAAGAAGGCCCAGGGCGACCCGCGCGGCAACATGGAGCTCGGCTTCGGGCTGCGCGCCCCGGCCAAGGCGCAGTGAGCCGGTAGTCGGCCGCGGTGTCTACACCCCTACCGAGGGGTGGCCGGCCGTCATCCGCCGCGGTGTCCACCCTCCCCGGCCCCCCCTGATCAAGGGGGGAAAGGTCGGCGGGGCGGCGGGCCACGGGGGCCTCCGCTCCCCGCGGGCCCTTGCC